CACTACCATTGTTTTTATTATCTAGTTTAAAACCCCAAGATCTAAATAAACTTATATAATGTTTTTCCCAAAATTTCCAATTAATTTCTTCAATTTTATCTATCTCTTCCATTAATATATCTTCTCCAAATCTTAATTTATGAGAATATATTCTTTTACTAAAAGGAGTTTTTGTTTTACCTACATAAAGAGGAATATTGTCTCCTTTATGGATAAAGTATATACTAACTTTTCTTTCTATAATAGCGTTGTCGTGCTTTTTCATCTTCTTGTTCTTTATTTTTCCAATAATATTTTTTGGAAGCGTTTGCCCTAGCTTTTTGTTTTTCATCAGGCGTTTGATATTTTTTAATTCTTCCCATCGATTATAAATATTGGTAAATTTGTAAAGATCACAAAAGAAATCACAATATTTTAAAGGATATTTATATATTCCAAGGCATCCATAAATTCTTTCATCTCAAAAGCTTTCATAGTAGTCATATCCATTCTCCATTCATAGAATTCTCCTGGTTTTCCTTTAATTGGGTATTTTTCTTTTTCTGTTTCTTCAACTTTAACAGCTTTCACTGATGCCCATTTAGCATTTTCAACAGAAGTTCCATTATAAAATACCATTCCGTTTTGTGGATTATTAATAGTAGTAGGCATCCAAATTAATCCTTCATTATCTTTAATCATTACATCTTTATATAATTCAGGAAGAGTTTCTAATTGTTGTTTATAAAATTCTTCTCCTTCTTTCATTAAAGAGTTTGTAGTAAATCCACAACCAAAACATGAATATGTTTTAACTTCTGGGGAGTTTTCTATCATGTAACATGCATCTGAACCACAATGGTTGCATATAACTAAGTTGTCTTCTATTTTATTCATTGGTTTTTATTTTTATTTTAGTTTTAGTTCCATCAGGATGAGAATAAATTGCATATTTAGGAATTAATTTATATTCTAATCCTTGTAAAATTTTGGTGTATTTTTTACCCAATCCTGGTTTTATATATCCTATAGTTAGATGTGGGTGATATTTTGGATAATCACTAGTAAATGGAAATTTTTTAAGAGATTCATTTGTTTCTGTTAAATTTTTTCCTTCCACATCAAATTTTAAAACATCATATTTTTCATTTTCAAATAATGAAGCATTTTTTATTGTACAAGGGAAATAAGTGTACTTATTTAAAGTTTTTTCTACATCATCATTTGATACTTCTTTGTGTAACCCATACAAAAGAGTAGTGTGGGGTTCATCTTCCAAACCAAATGTTTTATCTTTATCTTCCTCATATATATCATCTTTGTTAATAATATTATGAATTTTATTGATTTGGGGAAAATCAAAATATAACATTACACACCCATATTTATATGAACTAGTACTATTTTCAAATAGTAAATCTAAAAGTTTAATCATTTTTTATAATTATTTCATTGGTACTGGAGTGAATCCTAAAAATTCACATTTAATATTTCCTCCACGAACTGTTGCTCTATCTAATTGACAATTATTAACAGAATTTGATGAACATCCTTCAAATTGAAAACATACTGGATGTGGTGGTGTTAATGTATCTATACATACATCACAATGATATGGATACACACCAATTATATTACAATTTGTATTTAATGGCCAATTATTTTTTGCTGGGTTTTTGAATACATTCCCGCCAGCAATCCAATTAACTGTATCTGAAACTGTTAATTGTAGAAATGAATTTAAACCATCTAAACACGATAAATCAGTTGATTCATTACCTGTACTTGGTGTGTTGACTGTAAATTCAAAGATATTTACTCCATATTCCCAACCATGTGATATAGCAGCATCACAAGCATAATTATCTGCTCCAAAACTAACTACAGCACCATAAAGTGTAGCTGTATCGCCTAAATGGTATTCTATATTTTTATATGCCCAAAATACTCCTTTACATGTAACGGGACTACCATCTGGGTTTTTACTGTTAGGATTGAAATTTGTTGAATCCATTCCAAATTTTCCAATAATACTTTCAGTAGATTGAAGTGTAACAAATACTTGAACACTGTCTAATTTAGATGAATTTCTAATGATTACATCTGTATATTGTGATGTTGATGTTGGATTAGTAGTATTTTGACATGAGAATAAAACACTAAGAGAAATTAATGTGAATAAAGTAAATATAAGTTTTTTCATTTTTTTGTTGTTTTTTTGATTTTTATTTTTCTAGTTTTTGTAATTTAGGCAATTCGATTTTTTTAAGTTGTGGTAATTTCAATTGAATTTGTTTTGGAAATTCAGGAATACGTTTTAAATACTCAGCCATTTTTTCATTCATTTTTTCAAATGAGAAATTTTGTTTTGAATGATATGCTTGACGTTTTCCTCCATCAACATAATCTTCATAATTTTCAAATATATCTTTTAAATAATATCCTACCCTACCTAAATCGGGAGAAAACCATTGAGATTCTTTCATTAAAAATTGATTAGCAGCACTTGGATGAACATTTGTTAATGTACCTGAAATTAGTGTTGTAAATCCAGTATTTAAGAAATCTAAATGTCCACTCCAATTAGTTGTTAGAATTGGTTTTTTACTTTGAGTAAATTCAAGTAATGGGCGTCCAAATCCTTCTCCTTTAGTAAGAGATACCATTAATTTTACTTTTGGATGATTGTATATTTCATTCATTTCTTCATCTGTAAATTCACCATGCAATAAATAAATATTAGGTAAATCTGGTGAATTAACTGTGTCTCTAATTTGTTGGATACGTTTTAAGATTTCATCTCTATCCATATAAGATGGACCAACAATTGATGTTTTTAAAATTAATGCAGGTTTTGTTTTTTTATTTTTAAATGTTTCAAGAAATGCTTTAATTAATAAACCTACATTTTTTCTATCTTCTCCTAGATCTCCTGGAAGCCAATGTCCTACAAACAAATAACAAATACTTTCAGGAATTGATTTTAAATTTCCTATTTCTTTATTTTTTGGAATTTCTCCTAAATGTTTATAAATATTAGTATCAATACCTTCAAAAATAACTTCAATGGGAGTTTTTACTTCAACTATACCTTCTACTTGTTTTGTTTGATCATTTACTCTTTGAAACTTAGAATCTAAAAATGCTTTTTTAGAATGTTCAGATGAAACAAGTACTAAATCCATTTTATTTACTCCTTCAATCCAATCACCTGGTACTAAAGTTGTTTCTAAACCTGCTGTAATACCAATATTGTATTTACCTACTTTTTGAAATTCATTTGGTACAGTTATCCAAACAAAAATATCTGGTTGAGTGGTTAATTGTCCATTAATTATATATGATTCAAGAAATTTCCATTCAGGATTTTCTTCAATAAATCCTGTAGGTGTATTCCCCCAATTACAAGGAATGATTTTAATATCCCATTCTTCTTTTTTAAGTTGAATTATTGATTTAACTGTATCACGAGCTCTAGCTCCATAACCTGATAAGGTATCTATTGGTGCGTAAATAACGCAAGTATTTTTACTCATAAATTAATTATTTTTAGATTGTTTTTTAGGACGTGTTCCTTGTCTTCTTGATGCTAAATATTTTTTATAGCTAGCTTGAAAGCTAGGTAATGCTTGTATTAAACAACTGATTTTTTGTTGGGTTGATGATTTGCTCATTTTTAGTATAATAATTTATGGTTTAAAACTCTTTTTTCAACATTCTTTGTATTTAATAATTCGAATTTTTCTCTGGGTTTCCAAGTTTTAAATAAATTATCTAAATTTTCTATAATTCTTTTACCCATTTTTTCTCCTGTAAATCCTGCTTCATCACTTAAAGCCCATTCACGACCTGCTAATCCTCTTTTTTTACATCCTTCTTTACCTAATTCATAAGCAAATTTGATTTGTTCAGCAGCATCTTCTGCTTTACATCTATCATCCCAAATATAAGGTGTGACTGGAGAACCTTGTATTGATCTATTACTTGGATAAACTGGTAATGCCCACTCTCCATGTTCTTTAGTAGTACCATTATGGTTTGAAGGAAAATCTTTATCAAAATCAATCCATTTATTATCCTTAACAAAACGCATTTGATCTTGCATTCCACCAGTTACATTTGCTATAATTGGATTTCCTGCTAAAATCGCTTCTGTTAAACTTAATCCCCATCCTTCATTACTTGTTAATAATATTTGTACGTTAGTCATATTATACAAATAATTCATTTGTTGTGGTGGTAATGGTTTTTCTGAGAATATGATGTTGTATTTTTCATTATTGTCAAATAAAAAATCACATACTGCTTTTAAATCTGTTCCATTATCATCTATGACTTGGGTGTGAAGTAAAAAGGCACATTTTTTAGCTTTTTCTTCAGGTAATTGATCTATGAAATATTTATATGCTAAAAGAGTATCTGGAATTTGTTTTCTACGAATATTTCTTGAGTTAAAGAATAAAACAAAATCATATTCTTTTCCTTTAAACATTTGACTTTTAAATGCTTTAAACTCAGGATCGTTTTGATCAATAGGTTTAAATATATCATGATTTAATCCGTGAGGAACATATTCAATAAGTTTGTTTTTTGCTTTATCACCTAATACTAATTTATTAATATTAACTGTTTGTTTAGAAATTCCTAATAAAGCATCACAAGCCTCATAATATGGTCTATTATACATTGGTGCTGGGTAGTCATCCCAAATGTTAAGATATACAATAGGAATTTTTCTACGAATCTCATTTTCGATTTGAAATAACCACATAAAATATCTTGGGTCAGTAATCAAAAATATTGCATCTGGTTTTTCCAAACGAATCAAATTTCTTATAATATTTGGATCACCATACCCATCAGTTGGGTAAATTTGGATTGAAGAATCTTTCAATCCAGTAGTTGTATTAGTATCTTGAGATAAATCTAATTTTTTTCCTTTATCTGGATGATTTATAGCTCCAGCAATTTGTACCCAATTAAAATGTTGAGCAGTGTTAAGTACCATTTCTCGAGCAACTGTAGCTACTCCTGAATGTACTCTTATATCGTCACAAATTAATAGGATTTTTTTCCTCTCATTTGGAGGAAGATAAGCAAAACTTGAATTCATAAAAACTAATTTTTGGTTGGGTTATTCGTTAATTTTAGGATTAATGTAATTAGAAACTTGTTTTCTAAAATTTTCATCTGTAAGGTATAAATCCATTGTTCGATTCACAAGCTTATTTAAACTAAATTTCCTTTTTACGCATTCTATCTTAAAAGTATTAAATAGCTCTTTATCTACTTTTACAGATGTTAATTGGGTTTGATTTTCCATGACTTTATTTTGTATATAAATATATAATATTAGTGAAGGATAGCCTTATCACATAATTCTTTTTTGGTTTTATATGGACAATATTTACAAGTGGATTTGGATGGGGTAGGGAGGTGATCTGCGGCATTATAAGTCCCATCTATGGTGAATATTTCTTCAATAAATTTATTTAACGCAGTTCTAGCCTTTTTTAATTTGGTTTTTCCATTTGATGGGGAGAATTGTTGTACTCGTTTTTGAGGAAATTCACATTCTTCCCAAATTTTTCTTTTAACTATAAAAAATTCAACATCTATATTTTCTTCAGGTACTCCAAATTGTTCACTAAAAAATTGTTTATAAAGTAAAATTTGAAATTGTTTTATTTCATCTTTTTTTTCTTTATCTGTCCATCCTCTAGTACTAGTTTTTATATCATATATAACAAATTTTTCTGTAGCTTCATGGTATAAAACTAAATCTATAAATCCACTATATAAAATATTATTATATCGTTTATCTGGGGAAAGAACTATAGGGATTTCAATCCCTACTAAATGCCAATCTCTTATGCTAAAATATTCTCCTCTTTTCTTTTTTATAAATTCTAAAATAGCTATTCCATCATCAAAAAATTCTCTCATTTCTTCAGAATTACTAAAGTGGATATTTTTATTATCTTTATATCCTTTAGAATAGTTTTCTTTAAATCTTTCTTCAAAATGATCTTCTAGATCTATTTCATCAGCTTTAACACCACTTTCAGTATATAATACATGAAGATAATTTTGTAATGTTTCATGAATTGAAGTACCAAAAGTCATATTAATAGATTGATTGTATATTTTATGACCATCTCTATATTGTAATGCCCATTTTTTAGGACATGATAAATACATTGATAATTGGGAATAAGAAATACTTTTTTGAAAAGCATAATTTATTTCCTGTGGAACAAAATCACGAATTTGTTTTACTATAGAAGGGGTTTGTTTAGTTTTAGACATTATTTGTTGCTTTTTTGTCTATTTTCTTTTATTGATAATGGTTGAGTATTTAAGTAATGGAATGCTTTTAATATTTCTTCTTCTTTAGTTAAATCAAAATTTGAAATTGCTTTTATATGATCTATTTCCCAATATATTCCATAATTTTCCCAAGTCATCTCGGGTTGGAATAATTTTTCCAAATATTGTTTATATTCATTTATTGAACACCCAAGATATTTTTTATATGTACCAGATTTAGGAATAGAATCTACTAAAGCTTGTCTTATATAATGTCCAATGTTTTCTCTAAGTCGATAAGTGGGAGAGTTTTTACGATATTTTTTCATGTATTCTCGTTGTCTAACTCTTAGTTTTTCTTTATTTTTTTCTCTCCATTTATCAATTGTTTCATTATATTTTTCTTTATTTTTAGCTAAACGTTCTCTATTCTTTTTATATTGTTCCGTTTTATTATCTTGATAATATTCAGATTGATATTCTTTTCTATCTTGTTTATTATTTTGATAATATTTTTTAGCTAATTCCTTACCTTTACGTTCATAATACTCTTTTTGCTTTTCTTTAGTCCAATATTTGTTTGCCATAATTTATGTTTTATTATAAATATTGCTAAAAAACATTTTTATTATTTTTTCCAAAGATCTTTTGAAACAAGTTGAGCGATGATGTTATAATTAACTAAATCCATATATGAATCGGTTGTTGGTTCATTTTCTACTTGATTTTTTTTATTAAACAATACTAGATTTTTTAATCTATTCATTTTATCATTACAACGAATCCAAATTGCTGTTAATGATAATTTTTTATCTTCAGGACTTTCTAATCTAGTACCCATTGATATATTATCAACTCCATAATCTAGCATCTTTTGTGCAAATAAAGCATATTGCTCTTTAATGATTTGTTTATATCCAGCCGCTATGGTTGGGTATTCTTTTTCTAATTGTTCGATAACAGATATTTCTTCTTTAGCCATTTTTTGTTATTTTTTTAATTTCTTTTTCATCAATCCCTTGTTTAGTTAAAATATCCTGAATGAATTCTTTATCTGTTAATGTTATATATTCTTCTGCTTCAGAAGTTGAACATTCAAAATAATTAGAAATATGTTTAGATAATTCAGGATTTATAGGGGATTTTTTATTTGATTTTATAAACGGTGAATAAGTATTTTTTGATTGAGGAATAACTTCACAATATATATTATATAATTTTTCACTATCTTTAATGTTAAAACCTTGAACATAATTTACAACTTCAATATATTTAGAATTCATGCTTAAAAATTTATTAATCATGTATCCATTAAATATTTTTTGTTGTTCAAGAGTAAAAGTATCCCATGATGGTTTAATATCAATAATAGCTTTTAAAAAATCAAATATAGAAAACGGTTTAGACTGTTTTGTTGTACTCTTCATATTCTGCTCTCAATTCTTTAGGAAGCATTTCTAATAATATTTTATTTGTTTTTATATCAACAAATACTGGGATAGGTACGACAGCATCTTCACTAGTACCAGTTAGAAATTTACTGATTTTTCTTAGTATTGTTGCTTCTTGAAAGACTTGTCCTCCATCTTCTGATTTGATTGGTGTAGATTGAGTAATATCTACTTGTAGTTGTGGTTGTTTGTTCATTTTATATAACTTTTTTATTGTTTATTATTTCTACTATTTTACTTATGCAAGCCATAAAATTTATTTCTTTATCTAGTCTAAATGTAGCATGATAAAGATATTCTTCAATTGTTACAATAATATACCCATCATTTCCTTTAGAATATTCTTTTAAATTGTCATATAAAAATCTATATAAATCTTCATAATCATTTAATTCAGCATTAGCTATTATTTGTCTAATATTATTAAATGTTTTAAATGATGGAGTTTTTAATTCAGTTAATATATTTAATGAATAATCATCTATATTATTTATTGAATTATCAAGTTTTAAAACATTATCAACAGTATATTTTTGACAATTATTTATAATCTTACGAAAATCAGGATAGAATTTTTTTACAATTGTTACTATATCTTCGGAGGAATGTTCAATATTTTCTTTATTTAAAATATCGTCAATATGTTTTGCTACAACGGGTTTGGATGGAGGAGATAAATCAAATTCTTGACATCTGCTTCTTAATGGTTCAATTAGTCTTTCTGGGAAGTTACCTGTTAATATGAATCTTGTAGTTAAACTATAAGTTTCCATCATATTTAATAATATAACTTGAGATGCTTGTAAGATATGAGTTGCTTCATCTAATATTACTATTTTGAGGGGCTTAAAAGATCCAGCAGAAGCAAATGCTCCTACTTTATCTCTCATAACATCAATTGAACGTTCATCTGTAGCATTGATATATAAATAATCACAATCAATATTTTTAATTAAAATTTTAGCAATAGTAGTTTTACCTGCACCAGGTTTACCTGCGAATAAAAGATGAGGGATATCTTGTTTATCAATAAATTCTTGGAATTTTAATTTAATTTCATCTTTACAAATATATCCTTCTAAAGTATCAGGACGATAACGTTCATTTAATATTGTGTGTAACCTTTTTGACATAACTTGTATTTAAATATTAACAATTTTCTTGTTAAATTTTCCACTTTTTAAATTTAATTGTTCATTAATATGAATGAGAATATCTTTTAGGGAAATATTAAGTAATCCTTCATCGTTTTCTAATTCAATGTAAAATCCATTTGATTCAGGGACAAAATTAATATTAGTAATTTCGTATTGGGTTTCATCTATTTGAATGAATTTCCCTAAAAGATCTATTGCTCCTCTCATTTATTTTATAATTAATACATTCCAGGCATTCCACCCATTTCAGGTTCTTTTTTATCGTTGTTTATTTCAACGATTGCAGCTTCTGTTAATAATACTGTACCAGCAATTGATGCAGCATTTTCAATAGCATTTCTTGTTACCTTGGTAGGATCAATAATACCTGCTTTTTCCATATCTGTAAATTGTTTGGTTTTTAAATTATATCCAGTCCAATATTTGTTTTTGGATTCGGTTTTAATTTGATTTATTAAACCATAACATTCACTTTCTTCAACACCTGCATTTAATAATATTTTCAAGAATGGAGAACCACAAGCTTTATAAACTATTTGTTTACCAATTTGTTCATCAATAGAATCTACTTTAGTAATACTTTCTCTAGCATATAATAAAGCTGCTCCACCTCCTGGTACTATACCTTCTTCAATTGCTGCTTTTGTTGCTTGAAGTGCATCATCAACTCTATCTTTGGTTTCTTTCATTTCTAATTCCGAATTACCACCAACATGAATAATAGCTACTCCTCCTATAAATTTAGCTAAACGCTCTTGTAATTTTTCTTTTTCGAATGGGGAAGGTGCTTTTTCAATTTGTGTTTGAAGATTTTTTACTCGTTCATCTATTTTTTCAGATTCTCCTTTTCCATCAACAATTGTTGTTTGATCTTTTGTGATAGTAACTAAGCGAGCTCTTCCAAACCACTTCATATCAAATTTATCCAATTTCATATTTTTATCAGGACTAAACACTTCTCCTCCTGTCATTACAGCAATATCTTCTAAGATAAGTTTTCTTCTATCTCCGAAATCTGGAGATTTAACAGCAGCTACTTTTAAAATACCTCTCATTTTATTAACAATAAGAGTAGATAAAGCTTCACTTTCAATATCCTCAGCAATAATAAGTAGGGATTTACCACTTTGTGAAACACTTTCCAAGATTGGAAGTAAATCTTTTACTGCAGTAAATTTTCTATCTGCAATTAATATATAAGGATCTTCTAGAGTACAAGTCATATCATTGTTATTAGTAACAAAATAATGTGATTTATATCCTCTGTCGAATTGCATCCCTTCAACTGTTTCAAGATATGTTTCTCCACTTTTTGATTCTTCAATAGTAACTACTCCTTCACGACCTACTTTTTTCATAGCAGATGAAATTAATTTACCTACTGATGAATCATTATTTGCTGATACTGTAGCTACTTGTTCTAATTGAGTTTCAGAAGATATATCTTTAGATATTTTTTTACGTAGATGAGTTACTACTTCTTTAACAGCAGAATCAATTCCTTTTTTAATATCTACAGCATTGGAACCTCTATCTAAATAAGTGATTCCTTCATTAATCATTTTTTGAGCTAAAAGAGTAGAAGTTGTTGTTCCATCACCAGCAGTATTTGCTGTTTTAATAGATACTTGTTTTATCATTTGAACTCCCATTTCTTCTAATGGATCTTCAACATTAAAAATTTGTTTTGCTACTGTAACACCATCTTTAGTACTTCTAACTTCTCCCATCTCAGTATAAATAACATTTCTACCATTAGGTCCAAGTGTAGATGTAACTGCATCTGCAACTTTATTAATACCTTTAACTATTTTTTTACGTGCTTCTGGGCCGAATTCTGTATTTTTATTCATAAATTTGTTTTATATTTTTTAATTATTCTACAATAGCTAATACTTGGTTTTCAGAACATGACCAATATTCTTGACCATCATCTTCTATTTTAGTAGGACCTATTGAAGGTAAAATTACTTGTTGTCCTACTTTAAGTGTTGATTCAACAAATGTTCCAGTTGCTGAATGATATCCTTCTCCTACAGATATTATGGTTCCTCTTAATCCTTTTTCTTTACCTAAATCTGGAACTATAATTGAACCATAAGTGGTTTCATCTTGTTCTTGGGGCTTAACAATAATTGAATTGAAAACTGCTTTTAACATATAAATTATTTTTTTGGTTATTTTTTATTTTAATTAATATATAAAATTTTTATCTAGTAGTCAAGTTTAAATATCTTTTTTAACTAAATAATATACACTTTTAATGTTATTTGATTTGAATTCTAGTTTCATTAAACCATCTAGATTAATAGATAAATTAGCTTCATCTATATCTTTATTAGCTGTAAGGATTTCTTTGAATAAATCTGAGTTGAAACCTAATGTGAAATCTAGAATAGTAGATGTAACTTTAATATTTGTTAAATAATATGAAACTTTATTGGAGTATTCTATATCTCCTCCAAAAATAAATTCTAATTGAGAATCTCCATCTAAACCCATATATGGTTTAATTACTACTGTTTTACTTTCATCTAGAGCAGATTTTGCTTTGATTAAAGCAGAAATAATTTCTTTATTTAATGGAGTAGATAATTCATACTCTTCACTCCCATTATATGTTCCTGATTTTGATATTGTTAATGTATCAGCTAATGTATAATTAACAGTAAATTGATTATCAGATATAATAAGTTTAGAAAATACTCTATTATTTTTTATATAATTTAACATTATTTCTCCACTAGTAATGTTGATTAATTTTAGTAATTGAGAAGTATTACTAATACCTACAGTAGAATTTTCTAAATTAAAGTTGGTATGGGTAATTTCTCCTAACATTTCTTTAGTTGGAGCTGTATATTTAATGGATAGTTGATTATCTTTTATATCCCATTTAACTGATTCAATAAGTCCATTTAAATAGTATTTATTTATAACACTTTGTAATTCTAATTTTGATATCATATAATTTTTAGTTGAATGTGAAAAATTTATTTACATTTGGGTTTAATGGTGGGAAATCCCATTTTAAATCTTCATATAAGTTTTTAAGTTTATTAGCTAATAAAGAATCAAAAATTTCATCTACATCAATATATGTTTTAACAAACTCTTCAATTTCTGGAGGTGTAGTAGCATTTGGTAAACCTATAGTTTCTAAATGGTAAGGATTTTGTTTTAAATTAATAATAAATAATTTATCTCCTTCAATAATTGATTCATATTTTTTATCTAATTTTTTAAATTTTAATAAATCATTATATCTAACTGCTGCTTTTGTATTTGATGGAGCCTTTTTAATAAAACCTGAAAACATGTCTCCAGCTTTAGCTGGGATTTGGTAGTTTTTAATTTGTTTTACACCTGTAGGTTTACCTAATTGTCTTGGATCTAATGTTTTTAGAGTTTTATAAAATTCTACTATTGAATTATCTATTAGGGATTTTTCTTTACCAAAAAGTATATTTTTAATAAAATTTTCTCCAAATTGTTTAAATAATTTATTCATATTAGACTTCATCAATTCAAGTCCTTTCATATCTAATTCTTCAACTGGTACACCTTCTTTGTTAGTGACGTACATCGCATATCTTCTTTTACCAGTAGTTAATACACCAGCACAAATTACTTCTTGTTTTAATTGAAAATAATGAGTATCAGGTTTAATATTAAATAAACTTCTACAAATACGATTTAAATCATCATTTGCTTCATTCTGTATTTCTAATGCTAATTCTAATATTTTATCGTTTTTTTCCTCAGGTTTAATATCAGGATATCTATGTTTTAATAAATCACCTAATACTATATACATTGAATCTGTATCAGAAATACAAATATGTTGTTTATTGGAATTTAATTCCTTATTTATTTTGTGGTTTACAAAATCTATGGATTCACAAGTTAATCTTTGTCCCGAATTAGTAATTGCTGAACTACAGATTAAATGACCATCAGTATATCTCCACCCATTAATAGCAAATGTACCATACATTGCGTTTTGAAGGATTTTAAATGCATGTTGGAATAAATCATATAATTTGTAATTAATCCAATCTTCATCTTTACCTGCTTTTTTCTTTAATCCTCTATAATGTTCACGTTTTTCAAACCACCCCTCTAATATTTTAGATACAACACTTTTTTCATCTGTTCTAAATATAGCTCCTGATGATGATATGGTATATTCATTTTCTTCTATAAGTCTAATTAATGTTTCAATATTAATTTTAGTTGACTTTAGAGTATAATTTATATTGTTTACTTTCTCAATAGTAAGTAGTTCTTTAGGGTCTCTTTTTTTTAGTTTTTCTAATGAATGATTTTGTTCATAGGTAGGATTATTTTCCACTTTAATTCTACATACTAGAGTTTCAATTCCTAAATTAAGGGATTTTATAATTGATGGATATAATGAGGTAAAATCCAAATCTATTACATCAAAATACAATCCTGGAATAGGTTCTAGTAAATAACCACCAGCATAAGATGAATTAGCATTTTTTAGAACTGGATTGTGAGTTGTAGGTTTATTAGGAGAAATTATTCCTTCTCGTTTGAGATATTTTAATATAGCTCCTTCATTCATTACAGTATTATAATATATACTTTCATAAGGAATGTTACAAATATGTGAAATCATGATTGTTAAATCTATGAATTTCAGTTTATTTTCTAATGCTTCAATAATTTCAACATCTCGAAAGTTATATTCAATAAATTTATGAATATCTGATTCAAATAGAGTATTTAAATTTCCTTCATATTCAATTTTTCCTAATCCAACATATTTAGTTCCTATATCTCCTAATTTATATGATGGTTCTTCCTTCATAATATATTTTTTATGAAGAAGCATGTAATCTAAATGGTTAATCCCAGCTATAGTAATTTGGGTTTCACCCATGAATTCTCTATAATTGATTTTTCTTATAGGAGATAGTCTTAATACTTCATCTCCCATTATTTGTTGAATTCTAAAATATAAATAAGGAACATCGAAATAAGCACTATTCCATCCTACTATAATAGTTGGATCTAATTCTTCCCATTTATTAAAAAATTTATTAACTAATTCTTTCTCCGAACCACAAGGAATAATTATTTTTTCATATTCATCCTTTTCATTTGTTTCATTGATTTTTTTACTTTTATCTGTAATAAAACATATTTTAGTTTTGGTTGAAACATCTATTAAAGCAATTGATGTAATTGGCATTGGAGCAGCTTTAATATATTCTGGGGTTAGTGCTCCTCCCATTTCAATCTCAATATCGAAATAAACTATATTATGAAATGAAGGTACTACATCATCATATTTGTAGTATAATTCTCTTAATATTAATAATTCTTTATTTATATCTTTTTCTAATAAATTAGAATCTTCTTTATTAAATTTTTTAGTAGGAACAGCCCAACCTCCGGTTAATACTGGTTGGGCACCTTCTTGGTGATTATTTACTCGTTTCCAAAATGTTGGTTGATATTTAAATTCAGACCATCCAATTTTGTCATCACGTAAATGATATGTATAAGTTTGAAAATCGTAATAGATTGACTGATACATTATTTAGATGAATTTTTTAAGATTTGGAGAAAAATAGTTGATTGATTTTTGGGCTTTTCTATCACTAGAACGATATACTATCCATTTATCATCTACTTTTTCGTAGTGACAATCATAACCTTTTTCTTGTGATCTTACTTTAACAGTTTCAATTGCTTCTTCTTCTGTTGAACAAGATTTAGACATATTTGAAGCTTGGATTTCTTGAAATATATCTTCGAATTTATCTTTTAATCCATAAACTAAAATCCCAGCAGAAAGGACATACATTATATCACCAAATGCATCTGCAATACCTACGATATCATCTTTTTCATAAGCTTCTTTATATTCTTCTAATTCTTCAAGAATAAAATCATAAATAAATTTCTTCTCAAATTCAGGAATATCTGTGGTAGGTGTTTCGTTGTTTAATTTTCCAAAAGTAGTGTTAAATATTTCTACTTCAGAAACAAATGGTACATATTTTTTTTCTTTCATAATTCGCTCTATTGTTTCGTGATTATTTTCTTTTACTATTCTTATATATTCTTTATTAAAATCATATGGTTCTAAGTTATCCCATGAATCATTAGTAAAACTTACTGTTGTTGGGTTTGGTTCAAAACTTTTTCCTCTAAGTCGAATTTCTTCCATATATTGGTTAAATTCTTCTTGTGTTTTAATTAATCTGTTCATGTATTAATTCTTTTAATCTGTTAATTTCTTCAATTACATCATCACCTAATTCAATTTTAGACATTAGGGTTAAATCCATAATTTGTTGTTCATACAAATCGATTAATTCTTGTTGTAATTTGATTATTTCGTCTTGGTTCATTTTATAAAGATGTATTTAATTCAACATATTGAGGTTTTCTAATCCATGGATTTTTAGATAATAAATCTAAATATTCATTCCAAATTTTATCTAATCCTTTATTAAAAGATAAGGCTCTTTCTATTTTGTGTTCTTCTCTATCTTTATTATAAAAATATCGAATAGTAGATTCATTACAATTTGTTTTTAATATTAAATCAGGAAAAAATAAACTTTCTTGAATACCTTTTCTCAATAATCTAAAACATAATATTCCTTCTACAATAATAGGAGTTTTATTTTGATGAAATGGAATTATATCTTTCATAAAAGCATATAATGATTCATTAGGATCTACAAACTGATAATCATCTGATAAGAATATTTTTCTATTTAATTCTTTGGCTAATTTATTTGCTAATGTAATTTTCCCTGTTTTTGTAAATCCACACACTACTATTGTATTCATATTTGAACAATAATTTATTAGTGATGGAGTTACTAAATCAGCAGGATTCATTATATATTAGATTTGGCTATAACATCATTAAAATTTTCCAATTTCCTTTCTTCAGAATCTAGAAGACCTTTACCATATTTTTCAATTCTTGTTTCATAACGCTTTTTAACACGTTCCGAAATTGGAATTGGATGTCCTTCTTCGTCTATTCTTACAAATTTGATATTGGTATGTAATACTACTTCTTGTTTACCTGTATAAACATTGTGTTTTCTTACTTCTGTATACATGGTAACGGATGTATTTCCGAATTCTTTTACAGTAGCATATATTTTAATAATGTTTCCTTCTTTTACGGGGTTTTTAAAAACCAATTCATCAATTTTGATGGTAACCATTTTAGGTGTATCACAAATTTGAGAAGCATAAGCTCCTGAACTTTGGTCTACTAATCCTAAAATAGTTCCTCCAAACATATTGGAATGAACGCCAATGTCAGAAACTTTACATATGTAAGTTGTTACTAATTCCATCATTTGATTAAAAATCTTTTCCGTTTTTCATTATTGCTTGTAAAAATTCTTCACGAATTAAGTTATTTGGTTCCATAAACACACCACTAAATTTATTAGTAGTCATAGTTGATGTTGGATGTTTAATCCCACGATTTGAACAACACATATGTTTAGAAGCAATACTAACTGCTACTGATGGGCAATCTAATTTTTTAGATAAAAATTCATGAATTTGTTGAGTTAATGACTCTTGCATTTGTGGTCTACGAGCAAACCAATCAACAACACGATTTAATTTACTTAAACCTACTACTTTTTCACCTGGTACATATGCTACAGAAGCATAACCTGTAAAAGGTAAATTGTGGTGAGCACATAAACTAACTACTGGAATACCTGTTTGAATAACTACTCCATCATAATTTTCTTCGTTTGGAAATACTGTCATTGATGGTTCTTTAGTTACTGAACCTAATACTAAATCTTTTAACCAAGCCTTAGCTACATGTTTAGGAGTATCGATTGTTTGTCTATCAGCTAGATAATCCCATCCTAGTGAATTTAAAAAACTTCCATAATGTTTAGTTGCTTCCTCTATCATTTTTTCAATTTCTTCTGATGAGCGGAATTGGTTTTCGTTTGCTTTTTTTAACATAAAATTTAATTTTTATTTAATTGATTTAACATATAATTTAATCCATCAACTTCATTATTGAATATTTCTTTATTCAATTGAAGACGGAATTTTTCAACATAGTGATATACTATATTAAATAATTCTCTACTAAAAAATTCATCAATTTGAGATTCAATAAATAATTGGTGATTTGTTATTTTTATTTTGTGTTCTTCTAATACAATAGTATAATCTTTATTAGATGTTTGAAGATAAATTGTTTTTGAAAGTGGTGAGATTAAAATTAGATTCTTTTCATTTGAAGAGATTTTTACCACTACACTTTTTATTAATTTTTCATCGACTTGTAGATTTCTTTTACTAGAAGCTTTTTTATTTAAATAAGCTTTCCATCTATAAAATTTCCATTTAATCCAAATTTTTATACTTTTCATAACCTTTATTTATTAAATTTATAATTTCTTGATAATTTGAAATCAATATATTAAGAAAATTTGGATGAGACAAACTTTCTGGGCAAAGACCTATTATGTGAAATAATTCGTGCATGTTAAACGTTTAAAGTTTTATCCCAAGCTGAGATGTGTAATCTTGTCATTCCTCTAAATTTATATTTTTTAGCCATTTCTAAACACCATTGTGTTCTTTCATGAAATTGTGTTTGTGAATCCATTCCAGGCATACAAACAACATTTTTAAGTGGTATATTAAATGGTTCGATAAAATCTTTAAACATTTCTTTAATATCATCTTCATTTGATATAACAAATTTGAATTGGTAATTTGGATGTTCCATTATACGTTTAATGGCTTCAGAATTTATACGTTGTTTGGTACTCATTCCTGAGTTAGAAAGTTTTGGGGAGCAATTTATTTGATCAAGAATTCTAAATAAATATTTATTTATATATTGGGTTCCATTGGTTTCAATTTCATAAAAAGCATTTTTTGGCTTTACAGATTCCATAAAATGATGTAAAACATCTGTAGTATCCATATTTAAATTTTCTAAAATTCCTCCATTTTGGTGTGCCCAATATTTACTAAATTCAAAAATTGCTTCTTGATGTTTTGGTAAAGTAGGTTCTCCACCTGTCCAAATTATATGAATAATACCATTTTTAATATCTTCATATATATCTTGTTCTTTCCATTGATTAATTAGATAATCAAAATCTTGATCTACTCCTCTCCATAACCATTGAGATGTACTATCACAAGTCCAAGTTGCTTTACCTTCTGTTTCTAAATCACCTTTAAATATTTCTCCATCTTCTAATGATTTTTCTTTTAAAAGTTTATTAGTAAATAAACGTGACATTCCACAATTTAAATTACACAACCCTAAACGAACAAAATATGAAGGGATACCTGTTGATTTTCCTTCGCCTTGACAAGAAAAGAAATCTGATGATATTAATAAAGTATTTGAATTAAGTTTAGCCATGTTTTCTGTTTTTAAATGGTTTTTCGTTATTTTCTTTTCTAGCTCTTTTTATTATGTTTTGTTCTTTTAATCTTCTATCTATAAAAGAACAACTTTTCTTAAAATATGTGGCAATTCGATTTACACTCCACTTTTCTACATTATATAACTCCAATAATTTTTTTAAATGAAGTTTATCAAATTCAGTATCTCTTGCCCCGGATGTTATACATTTATTAAATCTTATTCTTTGTGATTCAGAATTAGTTCTTTTTATATCTGAACATATAATTCTGATTGTTCCTTTATCACATTTATATTGTTTTCCAAGATTGGGTAATGTTTCTCCATTAATATATTTATTTCTAATTTCGTTATAATAATCATACCATAAATCTTTTCTAAAACCATGCATTTTATCGTTAAATCTACTAGTTTGTTGAATATTATAGGTTTTAGGGCTGTTACAAAATTCCTCTGTTAATAAAGAAGATTCATAATTTTCGGCTTCTTCTCTTGTATTGAAATATTTTAATATTTCTTTTTTAAAATTTTCTATACCTTCAATTTCTATTACATTTTGTATACAAGTTCCGCTTCCCATATAATTATCTAATTCAGGATTGGGGTGAGTCCTAACTCCAATATAAATCTTATTGTTTTTTAAATTAACAATTTTATAAACATAATGTTTTACTTTCATAATTGTATTTTATTATACATATTATGGATTTTAATTTTTGTTCAATTAATCGATTAAAAATTAGCTGTTTGATATTCTCTGTCTAAATCAGAACTAAAACCTCGACTAGTATCTACTACTAAAGGATGTTTGATTCTATTAATTTGTTTTTCTGTTAGAAATCCTGTTTTTTTATAAAACGTAAACAATGAAATATGAAATTTATTATTTTCATTAAATCGAAAATTAAATTTAGATTCCATTTCTTTTATTTTACTCATATTTCTTCGTAAATTGAACTGTTATTTTTATTTTCAAATACTTCTACTTTAACCACTTTACAACGACCAGCATCAGTTTTAGATAATCTTTCATTAAATTTTTCAAAAACTAATTTGGCAACTGATTCAGCTCCCATTTTATCCATTACAATTAATTTACAAATTCCCATTTGTTCTAATTGTTGAAATATATCTAAACATGGGTCATCTTTTTCAATAAGAGTTGTATGATCAAATTGTTGGTCTAACCATTCTCTTAATCCATTTCCTTGTGGTGGTTTTTTAAATGAACCATAATCCACAATCCAATTCATATCGTCTAATTGTTTATCAATTTCTTCTTCGTTAGAAGCAAACCATACTTTTATTTCAAAAGCATATCCATGTAACAATTGACAATGAGAGTGTTGAGCTTTGTGTTGTCTTAATGCTACTGAGAAATTATCAAAATTTTTAGCTGAGAGATATCTGTAAGCCATTATTTTATAAGATTATTTAATTGTTCTAATGATAATGCTCCAGTGTGTCTATTAATTTCTTTACCATTTTCTAAAATAATGGTAGTAGGAACACTTTTTACACTATATTGTTCTACCAATGATATATCATAATCAGTATCTACTTTAGCTACTTGAGCTCTACCTGATTTTTTTAGTTGGTCAATACTTGGGGTTGTTGATTGGCATGCAGAACACCAATTTGCTGAGAAGTATAATACTTGTTTCATATTTATTTTTTTAATAATGTTTCTTTTTCTTTTTTCAATTGAGCAGCTAATTCATAATTTTCATCTCTAACAGCCGTTTCAATTTGTTTATTTATTTCACTTATTTTACTCTTAGTTTCATCAACTATAGAAATTGATTCGGATGAAGTAATTTTTGTCTCCCCATCAAATGAAACAAAAGTTTTTATAATGGTTTTAAATCCATTTTTTTCTTCGGTAGTTTCAGTTACTGTACCTTCTTTTTTTAGGGCTTCCCAATCGTGGTTTAATCCATTACCCCAAGTACTATCAAATATCCAATTAATGTTAATCATGATTTTTAATCTTTATGAGTTAATAATATATTTTTAAATTTGGTTATCCAAATATTCTTGGATTGTTATATTATTTAATTTTTCTAAATAGTGAAAATCTCTATGACAATTTGAACATAAAACCACACATTTTTTTATTTCTTGTTTTATTTTTTCCCAACCTTTTGCTTCACCTTGACTTATTTGAAAATCTTTTTTAGAAGGATCAATATGATGAAAATCCAAAAGCCAATTTTTATTTTCTTTACATTTTAAACAACTTAAAGAATCTTTATACTCATTAATTTTTTGACGTTGGGATTTTTTCCAAGCTATAGATTGAGATTTCATTTTTTTCTTATTGTCATAGTAATATTGTTTTGTTTTTTTATGTCTACAATCCTTACAATAAGTATCTAATCCTCTACGTCCGTGTTTACCAAAATATTCTAAGGTAGCAGGAAATTCATTTTTACAAATTGAACATTTTTGATTTTCCATAATTATATTTTATTATAAATATGGGGACAATTTATTAAAATCAATGGTCTCCTTTACTTTTCCCCCATTCCTCACAAATTTTTTCAACATATTCTTTAACAAATTCCCAAGATACTAAAGTACCATCTTCTTCAGCATATTGAACTGAATCTTCTAATCCTAGCTTAATAAATGATTCTATACGTTCAATACTTGAACCTGATTTATAGTCTGAGTACCATATTTCTCTTTCTCCAGATTCTATTTCTTCATTAGGATCTGGGGATTTTAAACTTGGGAGGATTACTCTAATAGGAGCATAACTAGTATTAGTTCGTTTATAAATTTCTTTATAATCTAAACCTAATTTTTCACAACATTCAATTCCGTCTTTTAATACTCCTGTTTTATCAGTTATATTATATGGAGCGTAATAATCTACTTTATCAGAATCCCAATTTCCTATTTTAAAAGCATGTTCAATCGCTTGTTTAAATTCTTCAGAACAATCAGGGTAAATCCCACTTTGCTTTTTATTATCAAAATCACCCATGTGGGTTCCTAAAGCTATATTACATGATCTTCCTGTTCTTTTCACTACAGATAAAGCAACAGCATATGTAATAGCTGAAAATATTGCGTTTCGATTAGGAACAACAGTTGTAAGGGCATTTTCATGGGCGTAATGTCCTGTTTTCATTTCCATAGAATTATTATCTACTAATCCACTCACTAGTAAATTTGACAAACCATCCAATTTAATGATTTGGTGTTTAATAAAATAATAATTTACTCCAATTCCATTTTTATCTGAAACTACAGCCTGTCTATTATTTATAAAATATACTAATTCAGTTGCTCTTTCTAATTCAACTTTGTGTTTTTGACCATAATCAAATGATAAAGCAGTTACTTCATAACCTTCACTTAATAAACGAAGTAATAAAGTAGAACTATCCATACCTCCACTTAATGATATTACGGCATATTTTTTATTTTCCATTAAAATATGAATTTAAAAATTCTCTTCTATATAATATGATTTTTCCAGTGTATTTTTTATTAGATACATCTCTGGATTTAAATTGTTGTTTTTGTTCTTTTGCTTTTGCAAATACTTCTTTTCCTAATTCTCCACCTGCAGCTCTTCCTAGAAAGTCATACAGTGAAATAAAGTTTTCGTTTTCCATATTATAAATTATTTATTTGTTTAAACATTTTAACATTGTATTTAATCAAGTCAACATTTACTCTTTTATTTTCAAAAACAGTATTCATGTTTACTGTAGGTTTTGTATATAAACCACTTGTTGAATATTCTAATCCTTCAATACCTGCCATTACTGGATTTGAGGTATCTATTGATTCAATATATGGAAGATCTTTATACCATCCAAATTCTTGAGGTACTGAACAACCTAAAAGGTGTATTCTATCATTCTTATCAATTATATTAGCATATGTTAAATTAGAGATTGTTTGGATTCTTCCTAAGGCTTTTCCAAGAGCTTTATTAGGATGAGCACTTACATCATTATAATAAGAAGCTCCATATGAAAAAGCTATTTTTTGATAGCCAAAATCCTTATATGCTATATAACATTCAGCAGCATCTTGGAATGATTTTCCTTGAACTACTGCTATAAAAGTAGTATTAGGATATAAATATTGATATTGTATCCATTTTTTAGCTGATACAATAGATCTGTTTTTTTCTTCCCAATAATCAGGGATAAAAAATTCGGCAGGTTTTAATTCATCTAACCAATAAAATAATCTTTCTTCATGATAAGGAACTCCTAATTCGTGTAATGAATTATCCATCATTACGTGGCGACCTTTATCTCTAGATTCTAAAAAGAAATCTTGATATTCTTCATATTGATCCATCAAATGAGGGAGGCAATAATCATAATCGTTAAATTCTCTACTTCTTTTTAATAAAACTAATGGTACTTCGTGTGAAATTTTAATCATAACTCGTTTAATTCTTTTAATATTCTATCTAGATTAAAATCAAAAGCTGTTGCTATTACTTCTCTATTATTATGAATTATAAACATTTTTTCAAAAACATGTTCATTTTTGAATGAATTTCCTTCTTTAATGGAAACATAATATTCATCATAATATTCATAGTTTCCCCAACAATCATGACCATTGGGGATTGTTCTAGTTTTAATAAATTTATGATTTTTATCAAATTTATCTACTATTAAACTTTTTTCCATAATATAAATATAAGAAAAAAATTTTTTAAATTCAAATCTTTTTGTAAAAATCTTAAAATTACTTATCCTTCACAACTGATGCATTCTGATAATCTTTGTAAATTATCTCCTCTTAAAACACTCTCTGTTCTTAAATAATATAATGTTTTGATACCTAATTTGTGAGCTTCTTTATGAACTTGACTAATCCATTTAGGAGTATCATTTGGATCAAAACATAAATTTAATGAAATAGCTTGGTCAACATATTTTTGACGAATAGCATTTTGACGAACAATTTCTAATTGATTAATTTCTTTGAAAGTTAAGAATATTTCTTTTTCTTCATCAGTTAAAATATAATCAGGTAAACCAAAAACCGACCCTTGATCTTTTAAAATTTGTTCCCAAACACTATCAATATTATAACCTTTCTTTTCAAGTAATTCTTCTAAAATTTTATTACGTTTAATAAATGTTCCTTTTGCTGTTTTTAAATTATAAACATTTGCTGGAATTGGTTCTATTGATGGAGAAACTCCACCAGAAATATGAGCATTAGAAACTGTTGGAGCAGGTGCTAAATGATGTGTATGTCTTAAACCTGTACCTTTACACCATTCTGGTTCTCCATATAATATGGCTTGATCTTTAGATGCTTTTAATGTTTCTTTTTCTATAAATTCAAAAATAATTCTAGTATAAGAAGAAGCTTGAATACCCACAAATGGTAACCCTTTCGATTGTAAAAATGTGTGCCATCCTAATACTCCTAATCCAATGGCTCTACCTTTTGTAGCAGAACGAACTGTATTTTCAAAAAATTTAATATTTTTAGCTCTATCAATAAATTCTTGAAGTACACCTTCCAAAAACCAAGTTGATAATTCAGGTAAAGTCATACCATTTTCAAATTTATAATCTTTCCATTCATCCCATCTAGATAAATTTAATGATGATAAACAACATATAAATGAATGTAATTCATCGGTATATAAAGCGATCTCAGTACAAATGTTGGTCATTGATACTTGGAGATTATTATTTTTATATGCTAAAGGATTTGCTTTATTTATGTTATCCTTATACATTATATATGGTTGACCTGTTTCTAATCTAGTTTTAAGGATTTCTCCCCAAAGTTTTAATGATTTAGGATCTTTATTTTCAAGCTTATCCATAAATTCATCATCAATTACAACACATTGATTTAAATTTAAACATTGACGATTTACATCACCTTTAGGTCTTCTAATTCCTAAAAATTCTTCAATATCAGGATGATTTATATCTAAATTAACTGAAGCTGCTCCTCTACGAACTGAACCTTGGTTGGTTGCTAAGATGGTTGAATCATAAATTTTTGCCCAAGGAACTACTCCTTCACTTACCCCATTATCTTTAATAGATTTACCTCTACCTCTGATTCTAGATAAACCAATTCCAACTCCACCACCTTGAGATGATAATCTCATCAATTCTGAATTTGCATCTGCTATTCCTTCAATTGAATCTCCTACATCAATTCCAAAACATGAAATAGGCATTCCTCTTTCAGTTCCCATATTTGATAATACTGGAGATGCAGGACATAACCAATTTTTTTCAATTGCTTCTAAAAAATATGGTTGTAAATCTTTTCTCTTTAATCTTCGTGCAGCTGCTTTACTTACTCTTTTATATGCATCAAATACATCTTCATCTGGGAGTAAGTATCCTTTAGAAATCATATTCACCCCAATTTCATCTAACCATTCAGGATAATTTTTACCTTTTATCCATTTACTTGTATCTATATTTATACTACTCATTTTATTTGTTTTTTAATTTTATAAATCACTCCAATCTGAAGTGGATTTTGAATAATTTGTTACTCTTCCAGCAAAGAAATCTTGGTGGGTTTTACCACTTGTTAAATGTCCAAACCATTCCATTTGTTTTAATAATGAAGGATCTATATCATTGTAAATTGAATTATAACCTAATTCAATCATTTTTTCATTAGCTCTTGCTTTAATAAATGCTTTTAACTGCTCTTTTTTTAACCCTTCAATATCTCCCATCTCAAATGCTTTATCAATAAAATCAAATTCTAATTGAACTGATAATTCGCAAGCTTCCATTATTTTAATACGCAAATGGTCATTATCTAATGATGGGTTTTCTTTTATTAATGTTTTAAATAACCAACATCCAGCTTTTGAATGTAAAGATTCATCTCTAACACTCCATTCTACTACTTGTCCTGTTCCTTTCATTAAATTTCTTAATTGAAAAGACATTAATATAGCAAATGAAGAAAATAAATTAACTCCTTCAGTAAATGCTGAAAATATAGCTAATGAAATTGCTTTTTCCTCTAATGAATCACCAGGTACTTCGATTAATCTTTCAATTTTATTTTTGGAAGTTTCATCTTCCATAAATGCTGCGAAATCATCTAAACCTAATTCTTCATTTAAACGAGCATATGCTTCGGCATGGATACTTTCAAAATCAGCAAAAACACGAGCCATAGCTTGTATTTCAGGTTTTGGAAACCATAATGAAACTTTGGTTGACCAATAATCATTTACGTGAACTTCTGTTTGAGCAAAAGATTTTAAAATATTTCCAATAAGATTTTTTTCGGATTCATTTAATTTTAATTTCCAATCATTTAAATCTGAGGCTAAAGGTACTTCATCAGCTAACCAGTGGGCTCTGTGTTGGTCTTTATAAAAATCAAATGCTTGTTGGTATTCAAAGGGTTTGTAAAATATGCGGGGATATGTGATCATAAATAATTTTTTAGTGTAATTGAACTTATATAAATATCTAAAAAATCTTATACTTTATCCAATTCAAAGAATTTTCTCTTTAAAAAATTTCTTTCATCTGTATCTACAAATTCTCCACTTGGTTTTGGTCTATTTTCAGGTGCAGATTGAACATCAAATTCTTCTTCTTCTATTTCGATATGTCCAGTAGATGTATCTATCTTTGAAAAATATGTAACTCCATCAGAACCATATCTATTTCCCATAAAATGCCATCTTCCAGTTCCATTTAATCTATCAACTCTTCCTCTAGCTAATGAAACTACTATATCACCTATCATTAATTTATCAAATGAACCAGCAATATGACTACTTTCTAAAATTTCTTTTTCAGCTCCGGAACGATTAGCTTGTGATGGGGAAATGATTGGAATATCTCTTTCCTTAGCTAATCCTTTAGCATCTGTAAAGATATCATCTGTATCATCTTTTCTTTCAACTCTATTTTTATTTCTATTTTTTAATAAATCTAAGTAATCAATAAATACAGCATCTATTTTTAAATCATTTTGATTTTGAAGTTGGTCTAAATGGTGTTCAATATTAGTTAATGAAGCTCTTTTTGGAGGGTATCCTTTAATAATAATTTTTCCAGGGATTGTTGCTAATATTTCTTCTACTTTATCTCTATGTTTGTCTAATTGGTCTACAGGAATACCTGTAAAATAAGCATCAAAACGTTTACCAACATATGATTCTCCTAATTCTAAGGCATAATAAACTACATTAAATCCTTGTCTAGCTGCTTCTGCAGCCATAGCTATAATAGCCCAAGATTTTCCTCCTTTTGGATTACCAAAAATTAAAACTAAATCTCCTTTACCATATCCACCTTGAGTTATATTATTAAATGTTTTCCAAGGAAATGCAATTGGAGTTCTATTATCTTCTCTATATCGAGTTTCAATATCTTTTTCGTATTCCGTACCAATATCTCTATTTTGTCCAGAGCGTAAAGCATTATCAACTAATGATCTAATGGAATCATAGTCGCCTGCTTTTAATAAATCAACCGAATTTAAAAGCGCTTTTTTTAATTGTTGATTTTTACAAAAATTAGTAAATTCTTCTTTAACATATGTTAAATCTGATTCATCTGAGGATCGGTATGCTTCTCTTAATTGTTCTTTAATAGATAGTTGTAATACATCATTTCCAATTTTTTTCATTTCTACTTTAAGAACTTCCATTGTTGGAGAACAATTATATTTTTGGTAGTATTTATTTATTTCCCCAACAATCCATTTTTGAGCAGAATTTGAAAAATCATCTTCTACTAAAATATCATTAACTGTTTGGAGAAATGGTTTATCAGTTAATAATGCTGAAATGACTTTGGTTTGGAAAACAATTCCGTAATTTTCTAAAGAGTTTAATGCTGCCATATATTATGATTAATTATTTTTATATTTCCAAATAAATCCACCTGATTTTTTGGTTTTTCCACTAATATTAAAAGATATTGTTTTAATTCCTGTCATCTTAATAGCTTCATTTAATGAAGAGTAGATTTCTATTATTTCATTTGTATTAATATCTATTTTCATTATTGGTTTACCTTTTTTATTTTTTCCTTTTTTGGAGTTACTTATTTTTTCACCCCAAGTAATATTTCGATTTTTTCCTTTTTTGGAATTACTAATATTTTTCTTGTGTTCTTCTGAGTATTTTTTCCCTTTTTTGGAATTACTCATTTTTTGTTTACTTTCATCAGAGTATTTAAAACCAATTTTACTTTTACTTCTTTTATTCTTAGTTTCTTCACTTTGTTTTTTTCCAATTAATATTTGAGAATGTTCTTGTTTTAATCGTTCATACACCCGTGAACATACAACATATGTATTTTTTTTTAGTTTTTGTTTACCTATAGCCATTAAAAATACAGCATGTTTAAGTTTATATTCTTTTGGATATATTTCACAAAGTAACAAGTGGCATAAAAAATGTTCTCGAGCTGTTAATTCTACTAAATTTTCTTTTATATCTAAACCCCCAATACATTTAGGTATTATATGATGTTTTTCTTTATAACCTTCTAATTTACGTGTTTTAGCACGTTCTATAATTTGATTGTATATTTTTTTATATTCCATATTGATGTTATTTATCATAAATATGGTTAAGTATGGTAACCATTATATTTTTTTCAGTTCAATTTCCACAGCATACCAATAATCTGCATAAACATCATTTGATGTGAGTTCTTTAATTATTTCATTAACCGCAATTAATGCACATTTTTTTGCTTCACCAAATACTTTTGGATGGGTTGAACTATCATTTCCAAGCATTTTTTTATATAGTTCTTCTGCTTTTTCTTTGGGTGTCATAATCTATTTTTTTGTTTTATTGTATCTATCAATTGTTACCCAATTGTCTCTTAACCAATAATCTATATTTTTTAATACATTTCCTAATCCGTCTTGATTATACAATTTAGTAAATGTGGGTATATCTAAATTATAAGATGGAGAAGCAATTTGTTCTAAAATAAATTCTTTTTCAGATTCATCCATCATTGGATTACTTAAATCCATAATCTTATTAGCTTTTCTTAAATTATCAAAATTTTCTAAGGCTCTACAGTATATAATATGTTCTTTATATCTACTAGCACATATATCATATATATGATCCATTGATAATTTTTCATTTCCTAATAATTCTGGGAAGTATTTTTCTAATTTTTTCTGTCCTAATCCTTTAACTCCACCTACTTTATCTGAGTCATCTCCCATCAATGTTTTATAGATAAGAAAATTATATGAATGGACATTAAATTTTTCTTTAACCTTTTCTGGGGTGTAAAAAATTTTTTCCATAGCTGCATATAACATGATATTATCATTTGTTAATTGGAGAAAATCTTTATCCGAAGATACAATAAAGGCTTTATTCTTTTTAGTTTTGGTTGTTTCAGTACTCAAAAATGCTATTATATCATCTGCTTCTAAACCATCCACAGATAATATTTTAACTGGGAGACATTTTAAGTAATAAATTAAGTGGATGATTTGATCTGTTTTAGATTCATTTTCTTTATCTATATCATTAAATGAGGTTTTATTAACTCGTTTAATATTTCTTCCAGATTTGTATTCGGGGAGTAGATTCTTTCTGTTTATAGAAGAACCTACCCCATCAAATACAATATAAATTGAAGTTGGTTGTGTTTGTTTAACCAAAGAACCTAATGAACGTAAAAATCCACCTAATCCTCCTATATGAACACCTTTATCATTGATATAATTAAGTACTGCAAAATTTCTTAGGAATAGATTTAACCCATCTATTATTAGAATCCTTTCTCCATTTTCATTAATTGGAGTAGGTGTATCATCTACTTCCTTAATATTATTGAGTAATTTAAGTAAATCTTTGCTGTCCATAATTCATTTTAATCTTCAGATTCTACAATATCAGTTATATCAGCTTTTTCATCCCATTCTGAGTTGTCCTCAACTGTTTTATATTCTCCTTTTCCTAATATATCAGCCCATTCATGTGAATGTTCTTTTTTATATTTATTTACTTCTTTAGGGTCATCAGAAATAAAACCATGGACTGTACTAATAACTGTATTTTTTGTTGTGATTCCATTTACATGGTTTTTATCACAAGCTACTTTGGTTCTTAAAGCAAATTCAACATCTTTCTTATCTTTTGTTGCTTTTATTTTTGAAGTACCACTATTAGTAATATTACCAAAAGTAATACATAATGAAGCATCATAATAAAATGTATTTCCACCTTTATTAGTCATTCTAGGACGAGCCATTGGACCTTCTGCTGGGGATACACCAGTTTTATTAATAATAAGAAAAGTGTTAGTATATTTACTTTCTTCTTTTCTAGATAAAATAATTCTTTGATTAATAAAATTTCCAAATTGAGTAGCAATTGCTCCTGCATTCCACATTGGATTATTTTTACCTTGTTCTATACTCATTCTACATGCAATAGAACCTACTGAATCCCAAAGAAATAATAAGTCATATGGTAAATTACCTTTGGCTTGTTCATCTAAAATATCAATAATAAAATCAGCAACATCTTCTATTGAAGATAATTTACCTCTATCCTTATAGATAAAAAACCCATCATAATCAACTACATTTCCTTTTTCGTCTTTTATTTCATTAATTTCAAATCCCATAGTTTTCCAATGGTCCCAACTATGTTTCATCTCTGTAATGATGAGAACAGGTAGTATTCCCATTTTTTGGGCTGAAACTGCTGCTTCAATAGATGTAGTAGTTTTACCAGTATTACTAGCTCCACGTACTATATTTATATGACCTGCAGCTATTCCAGGAATAGAAAGTGCTTCTTGCAATGCAGGGGAAAAAGGAATCCAAGTTTGTTCTTTAAATTTTACATTTCCACCTAATGATTTTTTTTCTTTAAATTTATTTAAATCGAATTTAGATTTAATTTCTTTAGAGACTGCTTCCATTAGTGAATTTTTATCACTTGTTTTTGTCATTTTTTATAAAATTTTAATGATTTTCTTCTTCAAATAAAGCATCAAAAGTATCAGCTTTTGATTTTTTCACAGATGGTTTAGCTGGTGATTTTACTTCTTCATCTTTCCAAGGTAAATCATCTTTTCCAACTATTTCTTCATCAACTGCTTCTATTTCTGATTCGTCTTCACTTTCAGGATCTAAGAAGTTTTGTAGAGTTTCTTTTAATTTATCAAAACTCATTTTGTATGTTTGTTGAATTTCTAAAATATCTGGTTGTTCAGATAACCACAATGATATTTGATCTGCATTAGCACTTAATGGAGATGTTTTTGGTTTAATACGAATTGATGATTTTAAACCTTTACGACCTGCTACTTCTCCCATTACTGTTTCAAGAGTAAAATCTCTTCCTTCATTAATATCAGTATAATCACCATAATCTTCATCATCAGCGATTCCTAATAATTGCATGTAAATTTCTTTACCAAATTCCCAAAGGCGTACACCTTTATCTTCTTCACCCCTAACAATTACTGGAGCGAATACGCGCATTTTTGGTTCTAATTTTTTAGATAATTTCCAACTTTCTTTGTCATTAGTTAAACGAAGTTGTTTTGAAAATTCTACGATAGGATCTTTTTCTCCCCAATTGGTAAGAGCATAGATAGGGAATTTTGAAAACCCATAATGTAAAAATACTTCTTTAAAAGGATCTTTACTATTATTTTTTGATGGGACAATTCTAATTTGGTATTTACCTTCTTGTTTAGGTTTCCATAAATACTTTGAATAGTCTACTTTTTCTTTTTTCTGCCCAGAAGTTTGTAGGGCATTCAGTTTTGATTTGATTGATTTTAAATCCATTTTTTATTTGGTTTTTTAGGTTACTTATTAAATGTACTACTTTTTATTATTTAGGCCAAATTTAACTTATAAAGTTTATGAATGCCTTTCTTTTGTAGTGAGTTATTTCCTAATATATTATATTTGGGATCTATTATAAATATTATAGATCTACGATTTTGAAAATTTTTGTATTTAACTGTTTAATATCTCCATGTTGAGTAAGAAGTATACAGTTTTTATAGTTTTGCCACTCTATTCGAAAATTAGAATCCACTATTCCTCCATTTAAATTTTTTATTAAATCATTTAGAGCATTAATAGTATATAAAGTATTTGATTCTTTTTTTCTATGAACTAATATAGTGTTTTTTGGGATGGTGTTGACATTTCCTTGTTCAACATTGTATGTAATAACATATTCATTAGTACTTTTAACAAACAGTACAAACATTTTTTTATACATTATACTATATGTATTAGATAAATCATATATTAATTCATCTAAAGTGTTTTGCTGAGTAAAAGTAGCAAATAATCTGTTATTCATAAATTCATTTTCAGTTATAAAATCATACTGATTATAAATATCAATGAGAGGTTCAAATTCGATTTGTTTCATAATGTTAACATATATTTATCATATTCTGATATGTAGTTCCTTTGGTTAATTTGATTTTTAATCCATACTTATCAAATACTTGTTTTATTAGAGGTAAAATATTATCTGATTCATTATGGTCTATCAGAATTGAATCGTATGTGTATAATACTATTTTGGATTTTTTATTAGATAAAATTTTAATAATATCCCATAATATAAAAACATTTGTTGAAGTTTCCAAATTTTGGAGTACGC